GAACCAGTGCGGCACATATCGAATGCCTGGACGCCAAAGGAGCAGTCCGAGCCCACAGCCGAATGGCAGGGGCGCGCCATCAAGCTGGTGGAGGAAGCAGAGAAGAAAATCTGGGACAATTCTCCAGCACTTCAATGGCTCAAGGCCAGAGGAATTTGTGAAGATGCCATCAAAAAATTCCGGCTTGGCTATCTGGAAGAAGAAAGCGAAAAATATCATGGCTGCTTCCGGCCGCGTAAAGCCTTCGGACTTCCAGCCAAAGCTGGCCAGGACGGCAAGATTCATGACAAACTTTTTATCCCTCGCGGCATAGTGATCCCCACTTTCAGCAAGGCCGGATCAGTGCTGAATGTTCGCATTCGCCGGCACAAGACAGATCTTGGCGAAAGAAAAACGAAATACATGGAGCTTGAAGGTTCGTACAAAGGCCCTCTTTTTTTGCAATCCTTCCTCGCTCGTCCGCTGGCAGTCTATTTCATCACGGAGGCGGAGCTGGACGCCATGCTCATATACCATGCAAGCGGCGGCGTTGTCGGCGCTGTGGCGGTCAGGACAAATCGGGGCAAGCCGGATGCAAGATGTCAACCCTATCTTGAAACAGCCGCAAGAATTTGCGTCGCCCTGGATTATGACAGCGCCGGAGCTGAAGGCTGCGAGTTCTGGGAAGAAACGTATTCAACGTCAGTCCGTTGGCCAGTGCCGGAAGGAAAGGACCCGGGCGACGCCTTTGCCCAGGGCGTGGATATTCTGGAGTGGATTGAAGCTGCCCTGCCTGCAAGCGTAAGCCTGCCTGAAAATGAGAGCGCACCCCACGAGGGTAGTATATCACAGGTAAGCCAGGAAAAACAAGGCATTGCTGAAAATGGACAGGTGGAAGCTTCCGCATCTGGTCAGGATAATTGGGGGAAAGGGGGCAAAGCCCAAAGCCATTTTGATGAAGCGGAAGATGTCGATTCGGATACTGACCAGGAGACAAGTGTTTTGACGTGCCCGACAAGCACACAAAAGTTGCCTCGATCTAGCTCAAGCAAGTCATTTTGGGCGTCTGAAAGTGATTTTGACAGTTATGAGCGTTCGGCAATCAGGGATGGTCTTCGGGGCACACAGCTTGAAATTGGGGATTTGACGCTGGATGTTTTGCGGTTGTGGCTTGTGTGGCGCCAAATCCCGGGGGCAGTCTGGTGCAAGTCGGATAGCTTCTTTCATGTGGAGTATCGGGACGAGTGCGACTACCAGCGCAGAAGGCCATTTTTTTCAAGGCTTGCCCAGGCTGTCTGGGACTTTCCTCTTTCCCGGGACTGGCTGGATCTGCATCCAGCCGATGAAGTAACCCTCAAAAATTTTTTCGAGGTCTAATTCGATGGACGATACGTTATTGACCAAACGCAATGCGGAGCTTGCCGCGATTAGCAGCGAGATGTTTGGCGGCGGGATGCTGCTCCAGGTCGTGGCTCCGGCAAGCTTGACTCTCCTCAAGGATAACGCCCGGTTTTTCAAGCGCGAAACTTTTCGGCAGCTGCGCGACAATATCGCCGCCGACAAGCGACTGTCCTCCGTGCCCCTCTGTTATCGCCACCCGGATGGCAAGCTGGAAGTTCTGTCAGGCAATCACCGCGTCCAGGCCAGCATCGAGGCCGACATCTCTCACATTCTTGTGCTTGTGATTACGGAAGAACTGGACAAGTCGCGGCGCATTGCCATCCAGCTTTCACATAATGCGCTTGTGGGCGAGGATGACCAAAGCATCCTTGCAAATCTGTGGGCGCAGATTGATTCGGTTCAGGACAAGCTTTACAGCGGTCTTGATTCGGAAATGCTCAAGGAACTTGGCGACGTGGAGCTTGTAAACTTCTCCACCCCGCAGATTCCGGCGCACATGATCACTTTCATGTTCACGGACGGCGAAAAAGAGCAGTTGTCCGAGATTTTGGACATGCTTGCAGATGCGGCCAAAAAATCTTCGTCCGTTTATGTTTGCCCAGGGCAGCAGTATGAGGCTTTCACAAGGTTGCTGGCAGACGTGAAACACGCCGAAAAAATTCGGGACAGTTCATTGGCTATGACAAGGCTTATGGAAATCGCCTCCGACTGGTTGGAGCAAAATGCGGCATCCAGGGCAAAGGAGGCGGCTCAATGAGTTTTCTTGGCTCCATAGCTGGCCCTCTTCGCAAAGTTTTGGCTGCCTATGCCAGCGAAATAAGCGTTCCAGTCCTTCTGCCATGCGCAGGCAATTTTACCGTGGGCGCGGCTTTGCGCTCCGGCGGCTACAAGGGCCGTATCACCGGTTGCGACATTACTTTGTACACAACTGCTCTTGGCGCCTACCTGGCAGGTCATGATCTGGAGATCAGGGAAAAAGAGGACTGTCCGGAGCATCTCAAGGGCTTTCTTGACTTCAGTAATATGGCCCACCTTGCCGCCTCTGTCAGCATCATGCTGGACTTGCGGCAGGTATGGCAGAGCAAAAACGCATGGCACAGACGAGTCATTGCCAATTACAGGCATGATTGGCCAAAACTCATGGAAAAAACGCTGGCCAAGCTGGAAGCCTACAAGGCCCACCTTGTCCAGGGTGAAGGATTTGACTACATGGCGCAGGACGCATCCGAATTCCTGAACGCCCATGACCATGAAAATGCCGTGTTCATTGCTCCGCCGACCTTCGGAAGCAATGACTACGTCAAGCAGGAGCGGATGCTTGCCGCTTCGGCTGACTGGACACCACCGCCATATACCGAGATCAGCTTCAAGGACACGGCGATTTATGAGCAGATAACGGCGTTTCGGGAATGGATGATCATCATGGAGCGCCCGTTGCCGGAGATTGAAAAGCTCCTGGGAGATCCTGTGGCCGTAGTCCACAAGGGGCGCAAAAGCATCACTTACGCCTATGCCGGCCACAGCAGAAAGACCATAGTTACCAGAAGCTATCTCGTTTCCCGTTCGCCTGGGCCAATTTTTCCCTTTGACAAAAAGCTCACAGGAAATGAGAAGCCCGGAATCATGCTCCTCAACCATGAGCAGACTGTGCGCCTGAATGAACTCTTCATGTCAGCCCGCGTGGACTACTACCTGGCCGGCCTTGTCTTGTCCGTAGCCTTTTGCCTTGACAGGCAGATCATAGGCAAGGCCGACTTCAAGCTTGGCAAGGGCAATGCCGAATGGGCGCTCCCCGAACCGGGCCCGCAAATTTATCAGCAGTCCGATCTTGCCGTGCCAAGCGATGCGGAACCAAGGCTTTCAAAGCTGGTGCTGATGCTCATCCAGTCCCATGAAGTGAAAATGTTGCTGGCGAAAAAGATTCCCGAAGACTGGCGCTTCGCTATAACGACTGCCTTTTCCCAACATCCTGTCAGCATGAAATATCGCGGCATCTATAAGCTTCACAAACGCCTTGAGGGCGAGGGGCATGAAAAATTTCGCCTCAATTATTATGGCGAACTTGGCAAATGGAGTATGGCCGAAGCCTACTCCGAATGGCTGAAAAAATTTCATAAGTAGGTGTTTTTATTTGGTTTTTATCTTTACAAAAGGGGGTTTTATGGTATTGTTTAGTTATGTCAATGGTTTACATCAAAACAGGAAGGCAAGAAATGAAAAAGAGCGTCAATCTTTCAAAGATAATGAAAAGCGCCTGGACCTTGGCCCGCGAGGGAGCAAAGAAGTTTGGCGGCAATGCGCGAACCTATTTTTCTTCCGCGCTCTCAATCGCGTGGAAAGAAGAAAAATCCCTTGCAGTCATGCGGGAGACAAAGCCGGCAACAGTTTACCACAAGGGACTTGGCAATCGCTTCCTGCTTCCGGGCATGGCAATGCCAACCTTGGTTTCGGCAAAAGGACAGTTCATTCTTCCGGGAATCAGCGAATAGAAAAAGGCGGTAACACCACATTACCGCCTTGAAATGGGGCCAGAATTGACACCCGATAACAACGTCAAACTGGCTCCAAAAACACAAAAAGTCAAGGAGCCAGTCATGGAATTAAGCGCAAAGCAATTGCGGGCCATAGAAAGGGAATGTCGGGCGCAGGCCAGGGAAATGGTGAAAGAGGCATATCAAAAGTATGATGAGGTCTGGGCCGGAAGGATCAGGATTGATGCGCAACTGTTGAGGCACGGCCAGGAAGTGGCCAACGACATCAACCGCAAAATGCCGAATTTTCTGGTTCATGACCAGCATTACTGCTCGGTGGATGAAATCGCGGATATGTATGGTTTTGAAAGTGAAAACGAGCTGATTGACTGGCTTCAGGCATATACGCCTCGCGGAGAGCTTGAAAGCCGCCTTTATGAGAAGCTGCTGGATCAGGCGCTTGGAACGGAAGAAGAAACGCCTGAAGTCCATGATCCAGAAGTCTGTGATTACGATATAGTGCCGTTCTAGGAGAAAAATATGATACAAACATCTTATTTCAGCGGGAAAGCGCCACAAGGGCGCAAGGTCAGCATTGCCAAATGGCCCCCGCGTGGCTGGAAAGGGCCGAGGGCCAACACTCTTGCGCCATCCAATCCCAAAGCCGAAAACTGGCGGGAGTGCTATCTCAAGGATTTGACCGAGAGATTCCCGGAAGGGAAAGGTCTTCGCGAATATCTTGAAAAAATCGCGGCCAAGACCCCGGAACCTATCCTCTGCTGTTTTGAAGCTGACCCCGAACAGTGCCACAGGCGGGTGCTGGCGGAATACGTCAAAACCTGGCTTGATATTGATATGCCTGAATGGTCAGCGCAGGAGAAAAGACAGGCCAGTTTGTTTTGACTTCCCAACAAAAAGGAGAATTCCATGAACAAGATCGAAATTTGCCCCTGGTGCGGTTCGGATGATGCGGACGTTGAATATGACGGCTACTGGACTGTGGAGTGCGGCAATTGCGGCGCGGCTGGGAAAGCAGCCGAAACAATTGGGCTGGCCATTGCCAATTGGAACCTCAAATCGCGGCGGGATTGGGAGCGTTTGCGCCGGCAGCGGGATATGATGGCCGGATAAAGCAAAAGGAGCATGAGAAAGCTACAGATTCTCATGCTCCGGGTACATGGGGGCATAAACCCGCAACACATACGCACGGCGAGTTTATGCCCTCCCACAGATAAAAGCAATGGAGGGAATCTTGCAGAGAGAGAGACCTTTTCTGGCAAGATTTGACTAGCCCCGCGTTCATGCGCGGGGCTTTGGAGCAGGATGATGGCATCGGATAGCATGGAAGAATTGCAGGAACTGCTGGAGAAGAGCAGAAGCACGGATCAGAAAGTCTTGCTCTCCATCAAGGAAAGCGCCAAACGTGCAGCCCTGGAAGATCCGACCAATCCCCAAAAGGCTGCCGCCTATGAACGCGCCTCCAAAATGTTGGAGAGCGCAATGCAGGCACAAACAAACTTCAAAAATTACAAGGCTGTTCTCGCATACGCCGAGGAATGCGGCCGCAAGGTCAGACAGACAAAGCTTTATGACGATGTTGCGGCCGGCAGGCTGAAAAAGCAGCCGGACGGCTCTTTCAGACGCAGGGATGTGGATCGCTATTTCGCCTCCCTGCCAATGCTCGGCACCCCGGACGCGGTTGCGGAAAAGGCGGCGGAAAGGCGCAGGCGCAGGGAAGAAGAGGAGATTAGGCGGATAAAGGCAGGCGCGGACAAGGATGAATTCACGCTGGCCGTGCAAAAAGGGAAGTTCATAGCAAAGGAAAGGGTTCATCTGGAACTGGCCGCGCGGGCGGTGGCCCTTTCCGCAGGCATAAAAACATCCTTCGAAGCCAGAAGCCTGGAGATACTGGAGGCGGTGGAGGGCAACCCAAAAAAATCCTCCCTCCTTGTGGACAAACTGGAAGCCATACTGGACGAAGCGTTTAACGATTATAGCCGCGAAATGGAACTTGCTGTGGAATTTGAACAGTCTGAAACAGACAGGGAAACGGAGCAAAAAGACTGATGCAGGGATGTCTGATTCCTGAAAATCCAAAACCGGCGGAACGCAAAATATTGCGCTCCGCCATTCCCGCATGGATGCCGCAAACGGTGGCCACGGATCTGGCCGCGTATCTGAAATCCGGCGGCGGTCCAATTAGCTTCAACTTTTCAAAAGGAGAGCGCAAGGTCATGAAAAGACGCAAGCCTATCCCTGTCAGCGAGTGGGCGGAAAAATTCCGCTTTGTGGAAATGTCCAGCATCCCGGGCAAGTGGAAAAACCTGTTCACTCCATATCTTGCCGGCATCATGGATGCCGCCGGAACTCCGGGCATCGAGACGGTTATCATCTGCAAAAGCCCGCAGACCGGCGGTTCGGAGGCGGGGCACAATTTGGTCGGCTGGTGCATAGACAGAAACCCCGGCCCCGTGATGTATGTCTTTCCGGACGAGATAACGGCGCGGGAAAACGCCAAGGATCGCATTATTCCCATGATCACCGCCAGCCCCCGCCTGCGCGAATACATGACAGGCTATGGCGATGACGCAAGCTCCCTGCGCATCAATCTAGCTCACATGCCGATTTATCTTGGCTGGTCAGGCTCGGTTTCGCGCCTTGGCAACAAGCCGATCAGGACACTTATCCTGGACGAGCTGGACAAGTACAAAAATCCCAAAAACGAGGCCACGAGCGAAGTTCTTGCCGAAAAGCGCACGACTACATGGCGCAATCGCAGGCATATCTTCAAGATTAGCACCCCGACCACGGAAGACGGCCCGATTTGGCAGGCTCTCCAGAACGAGGCCGGGGCCAGATTTGATTATTGGGTGCGCTGCCCGCATTGCGGCATGGCGCAGCTTATGGACTTCGAGAGGATAACCTGGCCAGGCAAGGAATCCGGCAAAGATCCGTCAGCGGAGGAAGTGCTGTCAAGGCGGCTGGCCAGCTATCCATGCGAGCATTGCGGAGCTGTCTGGGATGACGGGGACAGGGACAGGGCTGTCAGGCTTGGCGAATGGCGGGAGCGGCATAGCGGCCTTGAGCTTGCGGCGCATATCAGGGCGCGCCAGCCCGTGAAGGTCGGCTTTCATGTGCCGGCATGGCTGTCCTATTTCGTGAGTTTGAGCGAGGTGGCTTGGGCACTCCTCAAATACAGGGAATCCGGCAGGCTGGACGATCTCAAAACCCTTCAGAATCAATACAAGGCGGAGCCCTGGAAGGAAGAGCATGCGACCCGCTCCGAGGATGTCATTCTTGCCCTGTGCGATGACAGGCCGCGCGGCGTCCTGCCGGGCGCGGTCAATGGCAAAAGCCGCGTGGCCTGTCTGCTGGCCGGGGTGGACACGCAGGGCACAAGCGCGGAAAAAGGCTATTTCCGCTATGTCATCAGGGCGTTTGGTTTTGGAGCGAATGAGGAATCGTGGCTTGTCCAGGCAGGCGCAGCTCCAACTTTTCAGGCGCTCAACGAGATCCTCTGGGACAGCGAATACGAGACCGCCGACGGCCAGAAGTACAAAATCCGGGCCTGCATGATTGACGCGATGGGCGCAAGAACGCGCGAGGTTTACTCATGGGCCGTAAGGCACAGGGGGCGTGTATTCCCCTGGCAGGGCGTCCAGCACATGACGCAGCCCTACACGCCGTCGCCACAGGAGTATTACCCGGATATAAAGGGCAATAAAATAAAAATCCCCGGCGGCCTCAATTTGTGGCGCTGCGACACCACGTTCTTCAAGTCGGATTTGAGCGCGAAGCTGGCGATTGCGCCGGATGAGCCGGGAGCCTTTCATCTGCATGAAAACTCGGGCTCGCAGCTTGAACAGTACGCGCGGGAAATGTGCGCGGAAGTCTGGGACACAGACAAGAAGGCATGGATCAATCCCCACGACAGGGACAACCATTTTTGGGACTGCGAAACCATGTGCCTCGCTCTCGCCTATATTCTCAACGTCCGGCACATGCCGTATCCGGACAATATCCAGGAGAAGCCTAAGCCTGTTGAGAGGCGGGAACGCGGTCGCGCATCCATATCGGAAAGATTGGGAAAATTCAGGAGGTGAATAATGGGAGAGCCGGAAGACAAAAAGCTTAACTGGCGGCAGGCTTGCGAACTTCTGGGTTGCGGGCGCAACCGTTTTTATGCCCTCATACGCGAGGGGTACCTGCCGGCATATCGTCTGCACGGCACCAGGAAAGGATTATGGGTCTATGAAAAAGACTGCATGGAGCTTACAAAAAGAATCGGTGGCTTGCAGCCTTCTTGACAGGCAACATGGCAGTGCGTATTTAGAAAGAGCGGGGCACCTCCCGCAAATTCAGCAGAATTATTGGAAGGCCCCGGGAGTCGCTAAACTTGCCCGGGGCCTTCAGCTATTTAAAGCGTTTGCAAACGAAGGTCACGATGGCGCTGGCAATTATGCCAGCCAGCAAATTCAGCAGAAATTGCTCCATAGGCACCTCCTTTCGGGAGGTGTCCCCGCCTGAATTGAGATAACACCGCTTATTTTTCCCCACAAGAAAAAATTTTTTGTACCAGTTTTTCCTTTTGTTCCTTTTGTTCCCTTTGTTCCCTTTGTTCCGCGACAAAACTTTCTGACTGTGCTATGGCAAGGTCATGTCCTCCATCTGGTCACGCGCAGAGCTTCTTGATTTGATCGCGGAGTGGAAAGCCGCTTACAAGTCTGCCGCCACAGGCAAGTCCTATTCTATAGGCACCGCCACTCTCACGCGCTACGATTTGCCGCAGATCCGAAGTCAGCTTGAATGGCTTGAGAGCGAGCTGGCCGCCCTTGACGGCAGGCGCGGGCCGTTTTTCGTCCATGCCCGCATAAGGAGGCCCTGAAATGGCCGTTCTTGACCAGTTTGGCAAGCCTCTGAACAGCGGACGCTATGTCCCTACACCTTCAAGGGACGCGGGCTCATACCGGGGCAGCATCGCAAACTGGCGCCCCCTTCGGGTGGTCAATGTTGACGGTGAGGTTCGCGAGCGGCTGACCACGCAACGCAGGGCAGCCGACCTTGCGGCAAATGACTGGTCGGCAAAATCCGGCCTGCGGGCCATAGCCGACAACGCCATCGGGACAGGGCTTGTGCCAAAGTCGGCAATTCCCCACAAAATACTCGGCATATCCAAAGAGGACGCGGCGCAACTAGGCGAAAAGCTGGAGTGGGCCTTTTCCGTCTGGTCAGCCCAGGCCCATGCAAGAGGACAGCTTCACTTCGAGGATCTCCAGTATCTTGGCATAAGCTCAATCCTCCGGCTTGGAGAAATGCTCCACCTGCCAGTCATGCTTCCGCTTTCCGGTATTGGCGGCAGGCGCGACTTCAGCCTGGCCATCCAGGATATGCGGCCCGAGCGGCTTTGCACGCCAGCGGACAGACAGCTGGATCTCTCGATCAGGGACGGCATCGAGTTTACGGATTTCGGCAAGCCCGTGGCCTACTGGATAGCCTGTCCGCCTCCGTCCATTGCTACTGTTGACCAGCAGTTTCTTTTTTCGGATTCCTTCGTGCGGCGTCCGTCATATATCGGCCACAGGCCCAATGTTTTTCATCTGTTCAGGCACGAGGAAGAGGAGCAGACGCGCGGCGTGTCGCAGCTTGCCACCGGCATGAAACTGTTCCGCAATCTCAATGACGCGCTGGAATCCGAACTTTTCGCCCAGGTTATCGCGGCCAGCTTTCCGATTTTTATCGGCCTCGAAAACGGCGGAGTGGACCTTCCTGATGAGGTGCGCGAAGCTTACGGCATTTCCCCCACGAAACCACACAGACGCGAAATTGACGTGGAGCCGGGTACTGTCATTTTTGGCCTTCCAGATGAAAAGCCATATGTGCTGGAAAACAAGCGACCTTCCTCGAATTTCCCGCCCTTTGTGGAGATCGTCCAGCGTTCTCTGGCCGCAATGCTCGGCATTCCCTACGAATCGCTGACCAAGGATTTTTCCAAGACCAATTACAGCTCCATGCGGGCGGCTTTGAACGAGGCATGGAAGCTTTACCTGTTTTATCGCCGCTGGTTTGCCCGTCTCTATACCCAGCCCATCTGGGAAATGGTCATCGAGGAAGCCTATTTGCGCAATTTCCTTGGCATAGCGGACGACATCGCGGCAATGGGGGCAAGTCTGCATTTTTACGAGGGACGGCAATACTGGACGAGCGCCAACTGGATCGGCCCTGCCAAGGGCTTCATTGATCCGGTCAAGGAGATTGAAGCCACCATCAAGGCGCTGGACGCCAGGCTTATGACCTACGAGGACGCATGGGCCGAGCGCGGCGGCGATTTTGCGGACGCGCTGCCCATTATGCAGGAAGAAAAAGCGGCCCTGGCAACCATTGCGCCGAAGCCTGTCACATTCTCGAAGCAGGAAGAAAAGGACGGGGAAGACGAAGAGGAAAGTAAAGGAGAGGATGATGACCTATAATTCTTTCTGGGCCCTGCAAGCCGAATCCTGCCAGGACGTTTTGAGCGATCTGCACCGGGAGCTTGCCGGGCATTTCGCATCTCCGAAGGCTTTTTCCCTGGACGGCCCGGCTGCCCCGCCGCCTCCTCCATACGAGATTCATAACGGAGTGGCGGTAATTCGCGTTTCCGGCGTAATCGACCGCGTTGCCCGAATTTCTTTTTTTACCGGACTGCCGTATACCGAGGGCCAGAACCGCATTCGCCGGGCCGTGGAAACCGCGCTGGCGGACGCGCAAGTGCGGGGAATTCTGTTCAGCATCAACAGCCCCGGCGGCACGGCGGCTGGCGCGAAAGAGCTTGCGGACTTTATCGCCGCAAGCGCGGCGCAAAAGCCGATGGCCGCATACGCGGACGGTCTTTGCGCCTCCGCCGCATACTGGCTGGCATCGGCAACCGGCGCGGTTTTCGCGCCTGTTACGGCCCAGGTGGGCAGCATCGGGGTCATAGCGGTGCTTACCGACTGGACGAAGGCAGCGGAAAAGGCCGGCCTTGTGCGCACTGTACTGGCCAGCGGCCAATGGAAGGCTGCCGGCAGCCCGGACAAGACGCTGACTGATGATGAGCGCGCCCTGTTCCAGGGCCAGCTTGAAACGCTTCACTCCATTTTCAAGTCGGATGTATCATCAAGGATGGGCATTTCCGCGCCAGAGAGCCAGTGGGCGGAAGGCCAGACGGTTCTTGGAGCGAAAGCCCTGGAACTTGGACTTGTCTCGCGCATTGCGCGTGATCAGGCAGAAGCCGAGGCCATGTTCGCGGAAAGCATCGGCAAGGAGGATTTTATGGATCTGAAGGATTTGAAGGCGAACCACCCGGAACTGATGGAAGAACTGGCCGGGGAAGTCAGAAAACAATGCGAAAAAGACAGTCAGAAGGCCATTGCGGACGCGAGGTCGGAAACGTTCGCGCTGATCAGGGCCGTGGCCGGCGATGAAATCGCCGCGAAAATCGAGGCGGTTGCCAAGGCAGGAGTTACGGCCAGCCAGTTGCAGGCTCTACAGCCGATGCTCGCAGCAGCTTCTGGCGGCAAGCCGACAGAGGAAGAAGCCCGGGAGTTGATGCTTGGCGCAATCCGGCAGGCCACGGGCGATCCGCTTCCGAACGGCGGCAAGGTTCCTCATAGCCGCAAAAGCCAGCTTGTTGCGGACGCCGAGCGCCGCGCAAGCCAAAGGATGGTGGTGTAAATGGCAAAGCTCAAGCATTATTCGGCTGACGCTCCGCGCAGCCTTTCCGACATTCTGCTTTATGAGATTGATCCGCGCTACAGCCGCGAGCATGGCGAACTTGCCCCTGTTGCGGAAAAAGTTCCGATGGGAGCGGTTCTGGCCCAAAACGGGGGCGGCCAGTATGTGCCTTTCGGGGCGGAGCTTTCCCCTGCCGTGGAAGCGGTTGAAGCCTCCGAGGGCGTGGATGCGGTTGAGGGCAAGGATGCAGTCCTGGCCGACAAGCCTGCGGCCATCCTCATAAGCCGCGACATCGAGCCTTCGGAAGAGGCGCAGGAGTGCGCGGTTATCAGGCGCGGAGCCTGTGTTGCGGCCTGCAATTTGTCCTGGCTTTCCGCCGTGTCTGACGATCAAAAGAAAACAGCCCTGGCCGCGCTTGCGTCCCTGGGCATAGTGCCAAAGGAGTAGCCCATGCCCGGGATCATTACCATGCCGGATATGTACACGCCGGCAGAACTGACAGAGGCCATCAACAAACTTCCGCTCATGCCCCAGCGCCTTCGCCCGCTGTTCACCCAGCGCAGCGTCCGCACCACAAAGGTGGCCCTGGACATCAAGCACGGGCGCCTTGTGCTGGTCAGCAACCAGGATCGCCGCGAGCCTCCGCAGGAAATGCACGGCCGGGGGAGCAGCCGCACTACAAGAGTGCTTGAAACGGCGCACTTGCCCCTGGCGGACACGCTATTGCCGGAAGACATTCAGGATGTGCGCGGCTTCGGCACTACCGAGCCCGTGACCGTGGCTTCCGTGATCAATGACAAGCTGCAGGACCTCAAAAATTCGATCACCATGACGGCCGAGTTTCACCGTCTGGGGGCCGTGCAGGGCATAGTTTATGACGCGGACGGCGAAACCGTCCTCTATGACCTTTTTGAAGTCTTTGGAGTCAAGCAGAAGAAAATCGACCTGGTTTTCCCCTCCAATGACACAAAGTTCAACCCGATATTGAAAGGCGTCCTCAATGCCAAGCGCCATGCGGAGGAAAAGCTGGGCGGCGCGCCTGCCACGCGCTTCGAGGCCCTCGTCGGCTCCGATTTTTACGATATGCTGACAACCCACAAGCTGGTCAGGGAAGCTTACAACCTCTGGGCCGCGAATCAGTCCGGTTTTGGCGCCGATGATTACCGCAAGCGCGGTTTCACATACGGCGGCGTAACGTGGATTGAAGCCTCGGAAGTCGTCTCCGGCCGCAAGATGGTCAAGGACAGGGAAGCGCATTTCTATCCCGTGGGCCTGAACATCTTCACCCAGTATAACGCGCCCGCCAACTGGACGGAAACTGCCAACACATACGGCAACGAGTTTTATGCCCGCATGGACGAGAGGCCGCGGGGCCGTGGCTATGACCTTGAAGTGCAGTCAAATCCGCTCGCTGTCTGCACCTATCCGGAGGCCCTTGTGAAGATAACGGCTACTTACGGCGAAGTCACGGAGAAATGACAATGGCCAGTTTCGACATTGCCTACGCTCCGCTGAAAGACTTTGAGGGCGGATACGATAACGACCCGGACGACAGGGGCGGAGAGACCTACGCCGGCATCGCCCGTAATTTCTTTCCCGCCTGGTCCGGCTGGAAGCTCATCGACCAGATAAAGAAAAACGCCAAAAGCAAAACGGCCATAAACCGCGCCTGCAAAGTGGATCACTACCTGCAGGACCTTGTCCGCGCCTGGTACAAGACCCAGTGGTTCGATGCCCTCGGCCTTGGCGAACTGCCCCAGCCCCTGGCCAACGAGATCTTCGAGCAGTCCGTCAACCTGGGCAAGGCCGGTTCGGGCAAAAAGGTGCAGATCATCTGCAACGCCTACAATTATTTGTCGGGCGCGAAAAAGCTCTTCACGGATCTCAAGGTTGACGGCGCGATCGGCCCGAAGACTTTGGCCGCGCTCAAGATAATCCTGGCCAACAAGGCGAATGCCGAAAGTCTTGTCCACGCCCTCAACTGCATGCAGGGCGCGCATTATCTGGAGCTTGCCGCCAAAAAATTCACCCAGCGCAAGTACACAGTTGGCTGGATGAAGCGCACACACTGCGAGGCATAAAATGCGATTCTTTTTTGTCTGTTTTTTCGCCTGGCTGCTTTCCGGCGCCGGCATCGGCGCAAGCTACTATGCCGGCAGAGCCAGCAAAAGAAATCGGCTGGTATAAGCCATGACAGAAGAAGAACTGGTCGAATTTCTCATGGCATTCTTGCCGGAATCTCTGGAGGGCTGGCTTGCCTGGGCGATGCTCGTTTCGGCGGTTCTTTCCTACGTCCTGCCAACGCCGCCCGATGACGCCCACCCGGCTTTGCGGATGGGGCACCGATTTATCTGCATACTTGGATGTGGCGCGACAAAACTGCGGGCAGCGGGAAAACTTGCCGGCGCTCTGCGCAGAAAAAAAGAGGGGCAATAATGTGGAAAAACTTGGCCAGCTTATCATCCGGATCTTTTTTGCGATCTGGGACCGTATCGAGGCCCGCAAGGCGGATCGGGATCATGCTGATGCTGTGCGCCATGATCCTGGCGCTGCCTGGCTGCGCCGCTTTGGCGGCAAGGACGAGCGAGCCAATTCCGCCCGTTCCTGCGATGCCGAACGCGAGAGTAACTGACACGCATATCTGCATCCCCCACGATGAAGCCGGAGAGCTTCTGTTGTGGATCGAACAAGTGGAGAAAATACGATGATCCAGGCGCTCAAGGAACATTCCGCCAAGTTCTGGTGGCAGCTGGCCGGATCCGTTGTCGCGGCCATTGCTGTTGGTTTTGGATCCGCATGGTGGGGCATGTCCATAAAAACTGAAAAGATGGACACGCGCCTGACCTTTATTGAATCAAAAATTATCGGCTCCAAACTTTTGGAGCGCACCAACTATCTGGAAGAGCAGATCAAACGCCACGAAAAGGCCCTGGACAAGGATTTCGCCCGGCATGAGGTCTCGATGACCGAGCTTTCCCACAAGACCGACGATCAGGAAAAACGCCTGACGCGGCTGGAAACACTCGTTAACGAGACGCAAGTCTTGCTGACCGAAATTCGGGCGGATGTAAAAATCCTTCTGCGGGGCGGACAGCAATGACACTCAAACAGGAGATTGAATATGATATTCAGAGAGTCTTTCTCAATTGTAATGAGTTTGGCGAAGAGGCTGAAATCTGCGGTCATCGCGATGTGCCAATGGTTGTGGAGTCACTGGCCCTTGAAATGCCTCCGTCATCTTCTGACGAAAGGCAGGGAGTCAGCTACGAGGGCGTCACCGTTTATGTGGCGGCCTCTGATGTGCCCGAAGAGCTTTTTGCGCAGAAAACTGTCTCTTTTAAAGACGAAGAGTGGTTCGTTCTATCTGCGTCTTGCACTTGCGGGCTGAAAACAATCCAGCTTTATCGGGAGCGGGTATGAACTCTGGAAGCCATGCTGATTTCACCATTTCCTGCGGAAGGATCAATCAATATCTTGATGATCTTTACATACACCTGGGCATAAAATCGTATTATGAGTGCAAGCGTGAAATTATGATTTCGCTGCGTGAGGCCATGAATGCAGGTGGGGATATGGTGGCAGACATTGCCAGAAAAACCTACACCGCGCCAGCGAGAAAACTGCGCAGGGAAATACGCATTCGCAAAAATCCTTACATGGACGCCGTAATGCTGCGCGTATATGGCGGACGTGGGGTAAGCCTGATGAATTATCATCCTGATCCCAGCAGTCCGGACAAACATCCGCCGCCAGGAGTCATTGCGCAGGTCAGGCGCGCCGGATCAAGGCATCCCTGGAGGAGCAAAGATGGCGGCTCCAAGAGTTTTATCGCCCCCAAAAACAATGGCGGGGTTGGGGTTTTTGTCAATCACGGTATCAAGAAGGTAAGGACTGTTCCCGGCAAACGTAAGGGACGGACGAAAAAGATTTACACACATATTCTTGAAATGCTTTATGGTCCTTCCCCCATTCAGGCCGTCATGCAGCATGAAAAACAGCAGGCGGTCGCGGATGAAATAGAAGAAGTTTTTGTGAACAGAATGAACAGCAGGCTGCCGAAAATTTTGGAAAAAATTGCAGGGGGAGCGAAATGAGTAATGCGCACAACAATGAACCCGCGACCTCGCGCATGCTTATATGCGAACTGGACAGCTTCGTCAGGGAAACCGTCAAAGACTATCCCTTTCCCGATCCTTCCGGAAAATGGCTGGACTGCCGCGTTTTTCTGCACGGACTTCCGGACAGCCAGGACACCGACACCTATCCATTTGTAATTGTCCGCTGGCTGGAAGGGGAGATCGAGAGCCGGGAAGACGCCCGGACTGTGCTTACGGACACTGTGATTTTGGCTCTGGGCGTCCATAGCCCGCGCTCCCAGGCCGAAGCCGGCCTCTTGCTGGCCGAGCTTCTTGACTGCTTGCGGCGCGCTTTCTGGAAAAAGCGCATCCTCGCAAGGCGCTTTGAGCTGGTGGAGCCGCTGCGCTGTCAGATTGTCGAACAGCAGCGCCAGCAGCACCGCTTTCATCTGGCCAGCATTGAAACCGTCTGGAACTACGTCTGGCCCGCAAAGGCCCTGGAAGAAGCGGGGCAAAGCCAGTTGCTCTCCGGCCGGATGTCTGTGGACTCATACGCCGCGCCCGAAGTGATCGAGGCGTGGGCGCAATCCCAAAACAGGGGAAATATATGAACAATAAAAAATTGATGTATCTCGGCCCGGCGCGGCCATTCGGCCTGCCGCTCAACAGCAGGGCGGTTCTGGCTGGCGAACCCGAGCAGGTTTTTCCGGAGACGGCGGATGTTTTTGCGCAGCATCCATCGCTACGCAAACTTTTCGTGCCAATCACAGACATATCCAAAGCAAAGGCGCAGCTCGCCCTGGAAGGCTCCGGCCTGTTTACAATTTATAAAAATATCAAGGCCGCCAGCGATGCCTGGCGGAAACAAAGGGGTGAGTGATGGCCACGACAACGGGTTATCGGCATGGCGTCTATACGCGGGAAGCCCCTACCAGCCTCCTGCCCGCCCGCTCGGTGGACAGCGCGGTTGTCTTTGCCGTGGGCACAGCAGCCGTTCACAAGCTTGGCTCCGATGTAAAGGTTCCCGTCAACGAGCCCATGCTTTTTTATTCATACGATGAATTTGTTACGGCCATGGGTTGGGATGCGGAGCATTTCAGCGATTATACATTGCAGGAGCTGGTTTATTCCCATTTCGCCCTTTATCGCGGCGCTCCGATCATCGCGGTGAACGTGTTTGATCCGGCCCGCCACCGTTCCGAAGTTTCCGGCGAAAGCCTTACGTTCAAAACCACCATGCTGGAAGACGGCACGGCAAGGCTTGCCCATCCCGGCATATCCAGCCTTGTCCTTTCAAGCCCGGCCAGCGGCGTGTCTTTGGCCAGCGTGGACAATGGCGAGGCCGATGTCGATCTGGGCGGACTTGAAGACGGCTCCGAAACTCTGGTTTATACCGAAGGTGAGGACTATATAGTGGACTGCGCAAGCGGCCTGGTCACGCTGCTTGAGGAAGGCCGGATACCGCAAGGCGCCACGGTCAGCGCGTCATACGTTTATGCCGATGTCTCCAAAGTTACGGCGGACGACATTATCGGAGGCATTGAACCGGACACTGGCGCGCCCACCGGCCTTGAGCTTATAGACGACACCTTTCCCCGCTTCGGCCTCGTTCCCTCCATTGTCGTCTGCCCGAAGTTTTGCGAGGAAGATTCCGTCGCCATAGTCATGGCCGCCAAGTGCGATGGCGTCAATGGCCTCTTTCAGGCGATCTGTCTGGTGGACATCCCTTCCGATGGGCCGAATGCCGTAACCCGCTACACCAATGTCCCGGGCTACAAGGAAAAGCATAACCTGACCGACAAGCTGATGATTGTCTGCTGGCCGAAGGTCAAGCTTTCCGGCGTGGTCT